TCAGTGTAGCAAAGTGCCCGAAGCAGGATTTGAACCTGCGCTGGCGGACTTTTAAGGTCCGTGTCTCTTCCGCTGGACTATTCGGGCGGGTGAAGTTGAGGGCGCTGAGCGGGGCTTCAATCCGCTTTGTACAGCATTTCAGAGCAGGTAGGCCTACCCCCCTCTTCCCCTGGTACGAAACAATGGTGCCTGATCACCATTGTTCCTTTGTGGACTAACGCTGGCCAGCGTGCTTCGCGAAAGCTCCAGAAGCATAGCACGTTTTGAAACGCTCACCAAGCTTCAAACGTCATATTCTCTACAGGATTGATCTTCGGGATGGGCGCGGCAGTAGTCATCAAAGCTTTCTTCACCATCGTGCATCGCCTGTTCAAGCAAGGTGATTTGCTTCAGGCGCTTTGCATGGGCCTGAAGCTTTGGCAGGAGAGTGGGCACGTAAAGGTGTTCGGCAGCAAGAAGCTGAAGAGCGGTTTGCCTATTGGAACTGCCGCATTCCAGCAGGGACACAAGAAACTGTGCTTCTTGCATAGTTAAATCGTTGTTCTTCATTCCATGGCAGAATTATTGCTTGAAAATCATACTAAGAGAATGGTTTTATGAAATAAGACTTTCAATCCAGCCGATGTCATCGTCTTTACTAGCAGCAAGAATTGCACCTGCCATTGCAAATGCTAAGTCATCAATTCCAGAAGCTTTACCACCAGTGACGCTCCATTGTCCACTGGGTTTGTAGATGACGGTGAGATTCTTGAGCTGCATAATCGCTTTCTCATGGCGATACACATTAATTTGTCCTGCGTTAAACAATTCGCGCATCTTGCTGAATGCTTTCATCTTGGAGCTAACGGTCCAAGTGAGTTCAGTGATGGGCAAGTCGCTAGACAAGCTTTGAATGGTGCCAGCACTATTGAACTGGTCCATCACAATCGTGTCAAAAACATAGAGGCGATGTTGTTCCTTAATCCAATCTTCCACTGCGTTGATATTTACTTCCATCCTTCCATTGATTTCAAAATCAGCCATGAATGAATGGAACTTATCGACAACTAACGTGCCGTTTTCGTAATGAACAATACAAGCAGTGTAGTCGTCACGGCCAACGCCACCACGGGCGGGGTCAAGGGCAAGTACGTAAGCTCCTTGGAATTCAGCGCGGGGTGGTAAAGCCGCTCGGCGGTCATCAATACAGGCATCAACAACATCGCTTGCAACAAGGGCTGAAAGATTGCTCGCGAATTGTGCCCCATACTCAACTTTAAACTTCTCAGGATCGCGCTGTCTCTCTGTATCAAGAAACTCTTGCGAAATGCTTGGGTTCATCTCCCACGTTGGGAGATTCACCGCTTGCATGAAAGGAAAACGGCCAGAGCTAGCTTCTTTGAAATGCTGGTAGAAAATGCCGTCCGTTAACCATGGAGAGGAGAGTTCAAGGATGCGTCCCTTCCCTCCAAACTGAGCAATGGCAGGCGATAGAGCGTCATAGATGCCACGACCACCACTATTTGCATCGCCTTCAGTGGCAAAGGCAAGCTCGTCGAACACTGCCCCTGCACAGGCAAGACCACGAGCAGCACGTCCTGAAGTGGGAATGGCTTTAAATACGCAATTGTTGCTCAGTTCAATGATGTCGGCAGTTTCCCGGACAATTTCTTGAGCGAAGGGGCTATCAAGAATGAGCTGGCGGATGTTGTTGAGAGCAATGCGAGCCTGATCTTGACTGTTTGCCACCGTCACGATGTACCATTTCTCGCCTTTTCTTACGCGCCGACGATATTCATCTTCCAGGACGAAGCACATATAGACGCATGCCACTGCTGCCATGACAGTCTTGCCTGATCGTCGTCCAAGGGCCCACACTGCATGGCTCTTGTCGGGCTGGAAGAAATTATCGAGAATCTTCGCCTGTTGAGGGTAGAGATCGAGCTTTAGGGCGTGCTTAGAAAAGTCAGAACATTTCAGCATGACGCAGGTCTATGAGAGGAAATAAAGCAGATTGTGGAACGAAATAAGCTGGCCTTCCGCGAGCAGGATCTTTTTTCCATTGTTCCTGCATTGCATCTTCACTTCTCATCCAACCATGGAGAAGAGTGATTTTGTTCTGTATCGTAACCAACACTAAGGTTTTTCCAGGCTTCTCGTCTAATTGGCAGATGAGATCGTAGTCATGACGAGAGCGAGTCTTCACGTCGATGTCTGGCGGAAGATCGCAGGATCCTCGTTTTGCTTCTGTTTCTTGATAGAGGAACTGACGAAGATTAAGAAAATCCGCCACTGCCAGTTCGCCAGCGGCGCCAAGCTTATGAAAGAGTAGTGCCTTGCCACCATCCGCCGGTCCTCCATTGCGCCCCTTTAAGCCTTTCCGCTCGTTCATGCGCTGCCTGCGGAGGGCTTCTGACCGTACAAGCTCTTTATCCTCCTCTCTAAAGACGAAATTAATGGGAGAGCTGGCCATAGTGTGCATAAGCTACGCGCCAATGTAGCCAGGTTCTAGAATAAAAGCAACACATCATGGCCATAAATAAAGCTTATGGAAAACGAAGCAGTTGATCTTGGCCACGCTGGAAGCGGCGGCGTAAGGGCTGATGGTCTTCAGAACGTGCTCATTGGCATGGGCACTGGTCGCGATAAGGGGCAATATACTAAAACTACGGCCACTATCTTCCTGGCTCAAGAAGAGCTAGAAAATCTTTATGGTGAATGGCTTCCTCGTCGCATTGTTGACATTTATGCTGATCAAGCCACTCGGAAAGGCTTCAAAGTATTGTTTGGTGGAGACGGTGTTAGAGCCGAAGAAGTGCAGGGGATTGAGCAAGTAATTGAAGACCTCTACATCCTTGAGCACCTCAACCTCGCAGCGAAAAACTCCCGCCTTTATGGGGGTGCTTGTCTACTTCTTTTTATTGACGATGGGCGTCCCGCTTATATGCCTGTCGATAAACGTAATATTCGTCGCATCGAAGACATTGAGTGTTTGGATAGATGGCAGATTGCTCCCGTCATTAACGAAGAAAACCTCTATGACTATTCAAAAGCCACTTATTATCAGATCATTTCTGGAGATTTAATTAACCAGCCCCAGCTCACTTACATTCACAAAGATAGGATTTTGCGTTTTGACGGGGATTGGCTTCCTTATCGCGTGAGGCAGCGTAACTATGGCTGGGGCATGAGCAGCTTGCAGACTGTTTACGACAGCTTCCGTCATTACTGGACAGGTCTTAATTCAGCGGCAACATTGCTCACTGAATTTGATATTTTTGTTCACAAAGTGAGGGGCTTGGCGGCGATGCTCGCTGCTGGCAAGGAAGGCTCCATCCGTGATCGCCTGCAGGTGAACGATATGAGCAAGAGCATCTATCGCGGCTACGCGATTGATGCGGAAAAGGAAGAGCTTGAATTTATTAGTCGCAACTTTGGTGGCATTGGAGAAATCCTAGAAAAGCTGCGCGTGGACATTATTGGCGCCAGCAAGATTCCTCATACTGTGTTGTTTGGCGAGAGCCCTAGTGGTCTTGGCTCAACTGGTCGTAGCGAAGAGCGTGACTTCGCCAAAACGCTTGCTGACTATCAAAGCGTTCATTTCAAGAGGCCCATTAAGAAGCTGATGGAAATGATCATGCTGAGCAAGGAGGGCCCGACGAACGGAAAGCTTCCTGAATCATGGCGCATCTCCTTCAATCCATTGTTTGAACTCAATGAGCGCGAAATGGCTGATGTGCGGGCGCGTGTGGCGGCTGTAGATGGCCGCTACATCCAGCTAGGAGTGCTGAGTCCGAAAGAGGTGGCGGATGCCCGTTATGGCGGTTCTGAGTGGAGCATGGAACTCACGCTCGATCCGTCCGTAGTGCGGGAACTTCCCACTCAAGGCGGGGGTGGCTCCACTCAAAAAGGGGGTGGAGAAGGGGGTTTTGCAGTGCCTCCTGGCGGGCGTGATCCCATGAACGAGGAAAACGGCACGCTTCCTATGGATGGCAGCAGGGAGGTAGAAGACAGCAGGGAAGACAGCGCTGGTCTTTATTTGCCTGGTGATCTTGAAAAAGTGCGTGGCGACGTAAAATTCACTGACGAAGCATTGCATTCACGAGCAGTGAGTGCTGCCAAGGCTAAGTTTAAAGTGTGGCCATCTGCTTATGCCAGCGGCTACGTCGTGCAACAGTACAAGCAGATGTACAAGAAGAAGCATGGCTCGTTGAGCGGAGCCTTTAAGGGCGACGGACAAGAGCTGCATGCCGATGATCTTGATAAGTGGTTTAAGGAGAAATGGGTGAGGATTGGCGCCAATGGCGAAATCCTTGGTCCGTGCGGCGCTCGTGAAGAGAAAGAAGGTAAGCCCAAGTGTCTTCCCGAAGCCAAAGCTCAAGCCATGAGCAAAGAAGAGCGTCAAACAATTGTTGCTCGTAAGCGCAAGGCTGATCCTGATCCCGAACGCAAAGGCCCAGCCAAGAATGTAAGCAGCAAAGTTGACGCGCTTGAGCCCATGAAAGTAGAGGGTCTCATTCTTTCTGACGTGGACGAAGCTGCATTAATCAGCCCCGAAGACATTGATGCCGCATTGAATCAATGGAAAGAGGAAGCACCTGAGCGTTTCAAGGATATTCTGGAGGCTGAAGATGCAAGGCCTGAATGATTTATCAACGTTCGCAGCCGCTCTTGAACAGCGTTTTGATCAATCCTCATGGCGCTACGATCCCATTAGTGGCCGTTATCGCGGAAGCAATGGACGGTTCCTTAGTCAGTCTGCCGTGGAGGCTTTGGTTGATGGTCGAATTAACAAGCTTGGCGCTTTGCTACGTCGTCTTACAAACATGCTTGATAGTGGCGATATTACGCTGGATCAATGGCAACGAAGCGTAAGGGAAGCTCTTAAGCTTGCTCATACGCAAGCTGCAATCATTGGCAATGGTGGACGAGATACGATGCAAGCTTCAGACTGGGGCCGCATTGGCCAGCGCCTTCGTGCGGAATACCGTTATCTGGAGAGTTTTGCTCGTGATCTTCTGGCTGGGAGCATTTCTACTCCCATGGCTCTTGCTCGCATCGGCATGTATTCTCAGGCTGTGCGAGGTTCTTACTGGGAAGGTTCCGCAATTCGTCAAGAACGACAAGGCTATAGTCTGATGCGTCGCATTTTGGACCCACAGGCGAAGCATTGCAGCGATTGCGTGAATTTTGCAGCGAGGGGAGCAGTGCCCATTGGCAGCTTGCCAATGCCAGGACAACGTTGTGCCTGCATGAGTAATTGCAAATGCCGCGTACAATACATGCGTCAGCAAGCGCCCGTCGTAGCGGTTTGAGCATGGATGTATTGGTTGGAAGCACGGGCTTGATTGGCAGTGTGCTTCGTGAGCATCACGAATTTGATTGTCGCTTCAATTCCGAGAACATTCATCTTGCACCATTGTTAAAGGAAGATATTGACAGGCTCTATCTGGCCTGTTTGCCAGCGGAGAAGTGGAGGGCGAATCAGGCCCCAATGGCTGATTTTGACAATATGTATCACGTGCTGTCAAAGATTAAACTATGGCGTCCAAAAGAAATCATTCTCTATTCCACCATTGATATTTACAGTCAAACTTGCAAATATGTGCAAAACTTCCCCGAAATCCATGGGATTGACTATGGCTCTGTTCGTTATATTTTTGAAATGCTAGTCAGGAGCACTTTTCCTGAATCAATCATCACTATCATTCGCCTTCCTGCATTGTTCCATAGGCGCATCAAGAAGAACGTGCTGTTTGATCTTCTTAATGGGAACAATGTGGATAAGATTAATGCAAATTCAGCTTATCAGTGGTACGATTTAAATGATTTATGGGCCGACACTGAAGCTTGCAGAAAAGGCGAAGAGCATCAGTGGTTCCCCGAACCAGTTGAAACCTTGGAAATTATTGACAAGTGGTTTCCGTGGGCGAGGGAAGTAGTTGATTGCGGCAAGCGTGTTGAATACAATTACGGTCCATATTCTGCTAGCAAAGAAGAAACAATGAAGAAGATGGGAGCTTTGATTGATGCTTGGAATTAGTGCTATTGGCTGGAGGGACGAAGAGGAGCATGAAATCTTAAGCGCCAATACTGGCGCCTTTAATTTCATTGAACTAGTACCGTCTCGCATTTTTGCCAGAAATGAAGATTTTGGCGATATTGCAAAACGCTACAGAGAAGACTACGGGCTCTGGGCGTATTCAGCCCAAGCATTGTTTTATGACAGCGCAGTGCAAAGTTTTGAAGACGTTGCCGCCACTCAAGAGCATTTGCTGCGAGTGGTGAGGCTTGGTTCACTGATGGGCATCAAGCGCTTTGTTCTTGGCAGTCCTGCATTGCGCAGAGGAAGCCCGTCAAGCTTGATGGAAACTCTCAAGCGCATGGATTCAGTCCTAGAAGCAAACGACGCCATTCTTTGCATTGAACCAATTGCCAAAGCATTCGGTGGCAAGTATTTCTACACAGTTGAAGAAATTGTCAATCACATTGATTTTTACAACTTGCGAAATGTAAAGACAATGCTCGACACAAATAATGCCTGGCTACAAGGGGATAGTCCCGCGAAGATTATCAAGCATTATTTTCGTTTCATTGCTCATGTGCATATCAGCGACACTGACAATGGTCCCATCTTGAATCAATATGAGCATAGGCAAATCAAGCTTCTTCTTGATTCAAGCTCATATCAATATGGCATCACTCGTGAACTCATTGATGCCTCTAAGCATCATCGTGAATATCCTCTATTTAGGCAGCTTTATGGCTGAGCAATAATTTGCCTCGCCATTTGCTCAATGGCATAGATGCCTTG